GTCCCCCTGTTTCAACTTTTGACTATCTGATTCTTGTCATGACTAATCGTCCAGCCGCTTAGGCTGGCCGAGGTGTTGTGTTCTTTGAGTCTTTGTGTTGACTGCCTTAGACCTTCCTTAATAAACCCCACCTATTACTTTTCCATTTTACCGTTATAATAATAAACCATATAAAACTTCTCTAAAATCAAAACTAAATATCCGACTTATAATAGATTCCCTTCATCGTATCGAAGTGGCCGCATTTAGTGTCTCTCGTCAGTAGCTCCCATCGGGGGCGAAAGCGTTTGATACTGTTGTTGCAATTTCGTGCTATTCTCATTGCCTGTGTTAGTTGGCGTGATGTAGTTAAAGCTTGTCGTAGGGTGTGCAACCACCTGACACGAAAGACAAACTACCGGGATCCCCCTTCGGTACCTCATACGGCCGTTGCCCGAGGCATTTATTTGCCTTCATCCTTTATCACACCGGATTCATAAGACCGGTTGAGAATACCACTTCTTCACTTTGTTTGGTTACCTATCGGACCCACGCTCTTGTTCATGCGTGGAGCAGTTGCCTGTTTACAGCCGGCCGTCCGTAAGTTTGACGTTTCTAAGCATCTATACCAGAACGTATCTGGCCTGATGTGGGTCTCCTCCCCCGTTCTTGAGGAGTTCAACGAGTTCTAAGACTCGTTTGGTTGCTCCGGCAGTACCATAAACATCTGAAGCTTTGGGGTCGACGCGCTTTTCTCGTAAGTCGTCGCCCCACTGATTAAGATGTTGTCTGCCAGTGGTTCCCTTTCGAGTGATGTGGAGGTTAAAGCCCTCCCCACTCCTAGTGATGTGGAGGTTCCAGCCCTCCCCACTTCCTCTGACGCGGCTCTTGCCGCCAAAACCTTCCTTTCGCTCTTTGCTCATCAGTCCCACTCTGTTTCCAACCATTCTGGACTTGAGCTCGAGCTCACTCGTTTCCGTCACCCCTATGACGATGATCTCAGGTTCGATCCTGCTCGCCTTCAACCGCGCCATTCTTTCCTTGAGGCGCATCCGCGACTCCTTCGCCTTTACATCGTCTTCTTCCACCGCCTCTGGTCCCTACTACTCTCCTTTTGCATGCAGATCCAGAAGCTCTACTCGTTCCCTGTTCTTATTGTCTCGTTCCTCGCCTTCAAATTCTCTGGCCTTGTCCTTCACTTGGTCCGTTTTGCTCGTCCCAATTCTGTGCTCGAGACCTTCGACTTTCTCCCTCCCCAACCCCCGTCGCGCGGGCATGTTCCTGTTGCTCGTGCGCGATTCGGGTTTATGAACACTCATGTTCCTGTGTTCATTGCCGTTGTTCTTTCTTTTCTTGGCTCCCTTCATGCCTTCCAGAACATCCGGTCCCTTTGGTCCATCCTCTTCTTCTCTCACATCGCGCTCTCCTATTTTCCTCCTTATATGCGCACTATTCTCTCTCTCCTCCCCCACACGTGGGAGACGTCTCCGCAAATTGCTGGTGATCTCACTGGCAACGTGCGTCTTAATGATGGCACTGACTTTCTCTCGTATCACCAGATTCGTTGCAACACCTCTCCTGCATATATGTGGTTGACCCCAGCCACGTATGCATTACAATTTGTCTCCCAACATTGGTCCCCTGTCATTGCTCTCTCTTTCTGGACCTCCCTTCTCTACCCAACCTGGCATTTCACCATTGCCGTCCTGTACTTCTATTTCTCTTGCCTCGCCTTGTATTTCTTTGCCTTCCCAACTCTCATGCTCATGTTTGATCGAGGTGGCACTGTCCTTGGCAGCAATAACCTTCTCATGCTCGATTATTCTAATCCTGACCGTCCTCCCTGCTCTTGGTATGAGATTCCAATGAGTAACCCTAGTTACAGCGCTTGGCGCCTGCTCCTTCTCTATTCTGGCTCCAAACGCACACATGTCCCTCAAGGGATTCGAGGCTATTTCATTCGTCGCTTCATCACCTTCTGGTTCTGGAATCCTCTTCACAATTGGTATATCCATTGGCGTGTTCGCAACTTCCTTTCGGAGTATCGAAATCGCACTCTTCCCCCTGAGGTGGAGGTTGGCCTTGAGATCCTTGCCCAGCTCTATATTGGCTATCGTGGTCTCTCTGACCCTCTCCTCCTGGCTTCCTGGTGTACTACGTTCATCGGTCGTTTTCATCTTATCGATCGATTTGCGTCTGCTCTACGGCTGTCGGCGTCTCAACTTTCTAAGCCGCCAGCTCAAGACTTCCAGGTTAAAGCCTATCTCTACTCCCCTGTCCACGAACCCCAATTTCTTGGCTCTATCGTTTCAATACTTCCTCTCGGTCTTGGAGTGGTTAGCACCGTCCTTGGTGCGACCGCCCCCTCATTCTCTGACATTCGGCCCAATCCTATCCTCCGCGCTATTGCTCAAAGCAAAATTGACGCCACCACCGTCTGGGATGCCATTGGTCCCGGCCTCCGTGAAGCGATCAATTCCGTCCATGCCTGGTGGACCAAGACCCCTGAGAACCCGAACCCCCAGCCCTGGATCCCAAGTCTCTATGACCCCCTCCACGCACGAATGAAGACTTGGGCCGTCACCGCCTCCGCTATTCTGGAGAAACCTGAAGCCATTGGTCAAGATTTCAACACTGCACTCCGTACTAAAGCCCTCATGCAGCAATATGCGTCAATCAACGCTGAGTCTGTTGCCATTCAGATGCCCGCCCTCTACACTGGTCCTTTCCGTAGCGTGTATCACCAGCTCGCTGCGCATGAGTCGTCCTATCGTGCTCTGCTTGGTAGTGGCCGTAAGCTCCGTCCCCTTGTTGTCATTATTGTTGGACGGCCTGGCACCGGCAAGACTGAACTCGCCCCTGTCTTGCTCGCTCTCTTCTCTCGGATTACCCGCGGCACTCCTTATGCTGATCATGAGGTTTGGGCCCCCGATTTCTCCCAGGGCTTCGCCAACGGTTTCAACTCTGCCAAGCGTGCCATCGAGTGGAACGAGATTGGTTCCTCCAAGCACCAGACGGTGGCTCTTGCCGAAGGTCGCTTCTTCCTCCGCTTCTGTGACCGCTCCGCCCAGCTTATGAACAAGGCTGGCGTGGCCGATAAGGAAGACACGTACATGCGTGCTGAGATTCTCGTTGGCACTGCTATGATGACTATGTCTGAGGTTGCCTCCGTCTACGCCGTTGCTAGCTCGTCCCCCGATGCTATTCTTCGGCGCCCAGACTTTGTTGTCATGCCCACCCGTCGCCGTGCCGACCTCACTGCCCGTGACTATATGTACGAAGACCTTATGCTCATCCCCGCCTCCACAGTTCAGGAAGTTGAGGCCAACACTCTCGAGCTCTATGAGAAAGCCGCACAGCCTATCAGTTTGCCTCAGCTCCTCCGACTGATGGTTGCCCGTCATCTTGAGTACGCTGAACATCCAGACGTGAACTCCATTGCTGACAAGGTGATCGATCCTCTTGAGGTGGCGAAACTCGAATCTGAGTTCCCCCTCGCTGCCCGTAAGCATGTGCCACAAGTCCTCGCCATTCCTTGGGCTCTCAAGTATGGCATCGACCTCCAGGATGTACTCTCCATTGCTGTCGTTCCTGTCTACTGCAAGAGTGATCGTTACGGCTTTCTTTCCACCGCCGAACTTTTACTTCGTGAGACCGACGTGCACTCTGCCCATTTGTGGCGCGTTATGAATGTCATTCGTATCAACTCTCGTCGCGCGCTCTTGGAGGCTCAGTGGCCTGAATTTTGGGCCGCTTTCCCCTCCACTTCCTTTGCACTCACTTCCTCTGAGGAACATCCGAAGGCCAGCCAAATTGAAGCCTTTTGCGTTGATCATCCTGAGGGCTTTGTCGCCACTTGCAAGGCCTTCACCAAAGGCACAATCAACATCACCCCTCCTGGCCCCGTCCCTTCCCCCGCTCTCGCTGTTGAGGCGCTCGGTCCCCTTCGCGAGAAGGATGTTTTCTTCACGCATCCAATTGCCCCTACCCACTTCCAGCCCAGGCTTGAAGTCACCACCGTCGGCACCGTTCTTTCCGGCGTTGCTGGCCTCGTCATCTCTGGCATCACTATCTATGGTGTATATCGCCTCTGTCGTGCGCTTTTTGATCGCACGCATGACTCTCAGTACAGTGAGAAGTCTCAGGCGGTTGCTCTCAAACCGATCCCTGGTGGTATTCGCCTGGTTAAACGAGACGGCAAGATGGTCGAGCCTAAGCCAGTCAAAATCGTTCATGACGCTCAAGTCACCACCCAAGTCTTCGATGATCCAAATCTTGTCCAAGTTATGATGGCCGTTCGTGCCAATGTCTCCTCGATTTCTAGTGAGGCTGGTGCTGCCTATTGTCTGTTCATTTCTGACAACAACCTCCTCATGAACGCCCATGTCTTCGACATCCTCCACAAGGCGAATAAGCCCATCACTTTCGCCTCCGCTCGAACTTTCACGATCCCCGCCCGCTCCCTTGAACTGATCCTCATCTGTCGACCCCTTGCCGAGAAGTTCAAACTCATGGATTTCGCCCAAAACATCTTTGAGTCAGAGCTTCCTGTCGACTACGTTCTTGCCCGTTGCCCTTCCAACACCGACGCCTTTCGCAACATCCTATCCCACCTCTCGTCACCCTCTGATTGGCCTCATGCTCTCACGTCCCCACTGGTCATGGAGGACGAGCCCTTCCTTCCTGTCGACCCACTCAATCCATTTGGTTTTGACAAGACTCTGGATCACGCTGAGGGCTGCTCTTCACCCACCATTCTTGCGCACCCTCACGTTGACACTCGCATTTCTGTTCGGAATCAGGGCGTTGAGGCTGATTATGGCCCCGCGCTCATCTACGGCGTCCCCGGTGCTGCTGGATTCTGTGGCAAGCCTGGATACGTCGCCACCCGCCGCTGCACTCGCAAGGTCATCACTGTCCACATGGGTGGCGACCGAAGCACTCGTTCTGTTGCTCTCCTCGACGGCGACCTCATCCGCGCCATCATCAAGCCTAAAATGCCCGCCGCTGTCATGTTGCCCCTTGCCCACCCGGCCCAAAACCTGTCTGTTCACGGCACCCGTGTTGTCCATGACGCGCAGGTCTTTTCGTTCCCGCCGCACGTTCGCATCAACGGAATCTTGCCGCAAGACCACTGGGGCTCTGTTCGTGGCAATACCAAGCTCATGCGCACTGAGTTTTGTCCACCTCGCTGCCCAGAACACTCCTCCCCGCACATTTGCGCAGCTTCAGATTGCAAGTCCGATGTCCCTCTCGTGGCTCCGTCCCTCAAACGACCTTTCACTCTCAAGGGCGTACTCCAGGATCCACTGCTTAACTTGCTCAACCGTGATCCTCCCCCTTCCCCAACTGTCTTCGAACTTGCTGGTCTCCCGATTCTCCAGTTCATCCGCACTCACGTCTTGACGCCCGCGTTCCTCGATTGGTACTTCAAGCCGCCCACCTCTGTCGAGTCCACCATCGATGTGCTCGGCGTGATCAATGGGTCGAAACTCCACCCCGACGTGTCCCCTCTGGAGAAGGACACCTCCCTTGGCACCTTCTGGAAGAACTACTCTCACCCTGACGCTTGTGGCACTCGCAAGAAGTGGCGTGTCCTCACCTGCCTCTCCCACGGCGCTGAGTGTCCTCGCGATGACTCCTGTCGCTACACTCTCATTCCTCCTGCCATGGACGCCGTCCGCACGATGCTTATTGAATCCGAGACCTCTATCCCACGCACCATTTACAACTTCTTTCCAAAGGATGAGCCCCTCGTCTGTCCTAAACTCCGCCCACGACCCATCTTTGGCTCGCAGCTCCCGTATCAAATGGCGGTTAAGATGACTACTGGCCCCCTCTTCTCTGGCATCCATCGTCAAGCCACGGCTGGTCCCTCAATTGTTGGTCTCAATTGCCTCAGCACTGATGCCGACGTTGTTATGCGTCGCGCTCGTGTTGCTGGCAAGTCCGCTGTTGGCGATCACGTTGGTTGGGATTGGAGTGTTTTCCAGCTCCTCCACCGCTCCGCGACCACTGCGTGCAGCCGTCGCGCCAAACAACTCTATCGCGACCGCCTCCTTGCTCGAATGATTCGTAACCTCCTTCGCGCGAGCTCTGACCCCGAGCTCGCGTGGGAGCAGGTTTCCATCCTCCTTGCCCGCATTCTTGCGAGTGGCAACCCTGTTTGCACTGACTACAACACCCTCGCTCACAGCATCAAGATCGTCACTTCCTGGATGGCCGACCGCATTTCCTCCGGCCGTTCTTTCTCGGTTGAGGAGTTCATTGAAGAGCTTGACGTGCTCCTTTATGGCGACGACTTCAATTACTGGCCCACCCCTGACCATGACACCACCTTTTCTTGTGATGTCTATGCCTATTGGTCTGAGGCTATCTTTGGCATGCGCATTTCTGCCGCGGATAAGAAGGGCCCTCCCCCTCCTTGGACCCCTTTCGCCAGTCTTGAGTTGCTCAAGCGCCACCCTGTCGACTCTCCTATCGGAATTCGTCTTGCCCTCGATGAAGTCTCCATCGCACGACCGCTACTCTGGACGCGTGACAACTCACCCCTTGGCATGTGCTCCGTGTTCAACACCACCCTCATTGAGATTTCTCAGTTCCACGACCAACCACGCTATGACCTTTTGCGTGACTTCTTCACTGAATGGTGCCTCGAGCGCAACGTTCACATTTGCTTCCCGACGTTCCAGGAACAATGTGAGCGCTGGAAGAAGCGTCTCCCGATTCTTTACTTCTCCCACGTCCATGAGTTCCAAGCCTCTACTGACCTTCCAACCTCTGCTCCTGCTCCTCAGATCGACGGCGCTCCCATGCAGACAATTGCCTTGGCCGCCGAAAGCGCCACAGCCGCTCCCCCTGGCGGTAGTCCTGGTGCTGGCACATGGTGGGACCTCGTTCAAGACAAGTTCTCCCCACACATTTTCCGTCTCCCTCCCGATATCGCTAAGCGTTGGAACCGAATCCAGAACATTTCGTGGTCCACCGGCTCCGCTGCAAATGCCGACCTTTTCACTGTCCTTGAGCCCTACGATTCCTTAAACCAGCCCATTCTTGTCAACCACATTGAGAATTTCCGTTATGTCCATTGTGAGGCTATTGAGTACCAAGTTCGCGCCACGAACACTGCATTCCATGCTGGTGGCGCCTTCTTCTGGTCGCAACCCAACTTCGATGGCGATGCGCGTTTCACTGCGCTTTCCGCTAAGCTCCACATGTGCGTCGCCCGCCTTAAGGCGTCGCAGTCCATGAATGTGGAGTTCATCATCAAAGTCATTTTCCCTCACCCCTGGCTCGAGGTTGGCTTGCTCAACACCTACCATGGTGCCTTCCATCGCCTGGTCCTCACTGTCCTCAATGCTCTCATTGTCACGAGCGCCAATGGCTCCACCGCCCTCCCCCTCTCGCTCTACTCTCGCTTCGTCAACCTTGAGTTGCATGGGCCTGACGCTGCGTCATCCCTGCCTATGAGCATCCGTTCCAAGTTTTTCCTTCAACGTGCGCGCCTCACTGATCCCTCTGCACGAAAGGAGGATAGGACCCCCGAGCGCAAAGATCGTCCTGTTCACTCGTTCCAAGCCGCCGTGGCGAAGGAGAAGAAGGCCAAGGGCCCCCCGCACTCTGCCAACCCAACTGCTGAGGCCATTCTTGCTTCCACTACCCCGCCCACGCCCAACCCTCGCCTCACTGATCAGATCCCAGTTATTGGCACTGTTGCTGATTTTGCTCTCGACGCCACTTCTGGCGTTGCCAACATTGCCTCCGGTCTCATTACACGCATCATGCCTGGCATCGCACCAATTGCTGGCGTCGCTGGCACAGTTGCCACTAAGTTCCTTGACAAGCCAGCGCACGTTGCACCCCCCGTTGTCACTCAGCGTGCCGACACCCGAGATCTTACCCACGCCGAGGGGACTCTCGTTGCGACTCCCATTAGCCTTGCTCAGACCCCCCTCACTGCTATGAAGCTTGGCTATCACCCACATGTCTACGCCATCGTCCAGCGACCCAATTTCCTCGCCACCGTTACGTTTAACGCCTCCACCGCTGCTGATACTCTTGTTCTTGCGTTCAACGGTGACCCCCTCGGAATGGCTAACATGGCCCGCTCTGGCGTCGGCCCCTACACCTACACCTCCAATGCCAATTGGCTCTACTACTATGGCCGTATGTGTGCCCTGTGGGACCTTCAGTTCTTGAAGACAATGCTTGACATTGAGTGCACCTCGCTCACGAGTGGTGCATTAGTGGTCATTGCCCTCCCTCCGGAAGCTGTCAACCCAACCTCGCCTGGCGCTCAGGCCAGCGAGTTGTTCTCCTACGTCTGTGAATTCTCTGGCTCTCGTGAGGAGTACATCAAAGTTCCGAAGCTCAATTCCCTTGCACGCATGCCTTTCCCCGCTATCAACACTAGCAGCCAGACCGCTTCCTCCCAAATGTGCTCCGTCCTCATCTACCTCATTCGTGCGGTCACCGTTCCTGACACTACCACCACGTCCACGGTCTACCTCAATGTCTTTACTGCCCCTGACGAGAGCATTCGCCTTTGGCACTACTTTGGCCAGGGCGGTCAAGCTGATGGTGCTGCCCCTTTTGGCCTTAAGGAGTCCCAGCCCAAGTCCCCCC